GTTTGGTATCAGGCTCACGGCAGCCCCAATGGAGAGCATAAGTCGGAGCCGCGTGCAGCCGTAGTGGCAGCTGCGCCTGAGTCTGAGACTTCTGATGGTGTCCAGCGCATCAGCCTGTGCGTACTGACCCCTACCGGCCTGTTCTTCAATCCACTCACTCCCTATGACCCCAACGGAGGCCCGGGCACTTGGCGCTGGCCGCCGAGAATCGCCACAAGTTGACGAGCGGGGCCCATGGAAGTGAAGTTGCTTTATGGCCAGCGACTCCATTTCCGTTTTGGATTTTGACAAGGCACGCAAAAACAGGCGCCTTGACAGCTCATACATAAACAGATGGTGGGATGAGTCCAAATTCGAGGACGTCGAGCCGGCGTCGAGAAATGTGGCCATCGCCCAGTCGATTGAGGCCACCATCAACAACATGAAGCAGAATCAGCGCGAGAGGATGCGCCAGCTCATCATCTCCGCAAGGCTTTATGGCAACTCGAGACTGCTAGGCGTAACCGGCCTTACCCCGGCGGCCATCAACACGCCGCCGGCAGTCCGCGAGAGACTGACTGATAACGTCATTCAGTCTGTCATTGACACCAGCACTGCCAGGGTCGGCGAGGATAAGCCAAGGCCGTATTTCCTTACGGACGGTGGCACCTGGAAGGAGCAGCGACGGGCAAAGACTCTCAACAAGGCATCAGACGGCATCTTCTATGAGTGTAAGAGCTATGCCCTCGGCAGCGACGCACAGAGGGACGCGGAGGTCTTTGGCGATGGTTTCATTTTCGTTCGAGAGAAGTTTGAGAGAGTCCACCACGAGCGCGTGCTTGGCGCAGAGCTATGGGTTGATGACGCCGAAGGCATGTATGGCAATCCAAGACAGCTTCACTGGGAGCGTCCAATAGACAGAGAAGAGCTTCTTGGTTGGTTTAAAGACATAACAGACGGAGCCGAGCGAAAGAGAGTTTTGTATTGGATTGAGACGGTCGACAGAGCCCCTCTTATGGCCGAGGGCTACCCGCCCAACAATGCGGACATGGTGACAGTGAGGGAGTCATGGCACCTAAGCTCCGGGCCCGACTCTAAGGATGGAATGCACTGCATCAGTATCGATGGCCATCTCATCGAGCCGCTGAAGGAATGGAAGCATCCCTTCTTTCCGTTTGCGCGATGGCGATGGTGCACCAGGCCGATGGGGTATTGGAGCCAGGGCCTTGCGGAGCAACTCCAAAACAAACAGCTAGAGGTCAATCGGCTGCTATGGGTCATCCAGGAATCATTGCGAAGGGCCGGAACCTACAAGGTGCTTGTTGAGGATGGCTCCAAAATCGTCAAGGAGCATCTCTCCAATGAGATTGGGGCAGTCGTCACCTATCGCGGGCAAAAGCCAGAGTGGTTCGTCCCGCCGGCGGCCAGCATTGAGCACTATGAGCAGTACAAGAATCTGGTCCTCTCCATGTACGAGAGAGCCGGTGTTCCATTGCAGGTGGCCACAGGCATGAAGCCCGTGGGGCTCAACTCCGCCCCAGCTCAGCGTGCCTACAGAGATGCCACGAACGAGGCAATGCGTACAAAGCAACGGCTCAATGGAGAGGCGTTTGTTGAGCTGGCCAAAATCTCATTGGCCATCGCCAGGGAAATCGCGCTGCGCAATGGCGGCTTTTACGAAACGAGAGTGCCAGTCGCCCGGACTTTCCAGAAGGTCAAAATATCTGCTGACGACTTGGACCCAAACGGATGGGAGCCGCAGTGCTTTCTGATGTCGTCGCTTCCAAAGGAGCCTGGCGCGAGGCTTCAAACCGTTATGGAGTACGTGCAGGCGCGCTTTCTAACCCTACGCCAGGCACGCCGCCTCGCTGACTTTCCAGACATTGAGGCAGTGGAGTCTTTGGCCAATGCGGCTGAGGATTTGATTGTGAAGGTGTTAGATGAAATCGCGGACGATGGAAAATACTCGACACCTGAGCCAACAGACGATTTGGCTTTAGCGAAAGAGATAGTTGTCGAATACATCAACCGTGGCAGGGCCCTGGGGCTTGAGGAAGAGCGGCTGGACATGCTCCGCACCTACTCGCTTCAGGTGGACTCCCTCATGGCGCAGGCGGCCCCTCCTCCACAGGCCTTGCCATCGCCAGGCATGCCCCAGCTTCCTCCGGGGCCAATTGCGCCACCGATGCCAGATGCTCAACCTGTAATGCAGGGGTGAGCCGATGAGCCTTCACATCTGGACCGGAACATGGGCCGACGTGTTACTCTTCTTTGTCTACTGCTTTTTGTTTGGGTGGTTCTTTACGCTTGGACAGAGGGTTGGCAATAAGCTTCCATGACTGGGGTCTGTGTCACCTCCAAACACAAACCATTTGACACCGTTGTCTTTATTGAGGAGCCTGGGGCTCGCCAATGTCATCCCAGACAGGCCCCCTAGCTTCCCCCAGCAGCACGACCCCGGCCGAATCGGATAAGCAGCCCGACAAGGCCGGGGCCGCAGTCCCCACGCCAGACGCTCCGCCCGAGGCTGATGCCAAGGCCAAGCAGGAGTCTGATGAGCGGCTCACGGCACTGCAAAAGCAGCAACGCACCATTGCCAGAGCAAGAATGGCGGCAGCTCACGAGGCCCAACGCCGTGAGGAGGCTTTTGCAAAACGCGAGGAAGAGCTTTCGAGACGAGAGAGCGCCCTAAAGCAGTACGACGAAGAGAAGAACGATAGGCGCCGAAACCCAGCGAAGTGGCTCGAGCGGGACTTTGGCCCAAAATGGCGGGACGCAGTGGCTCAAGTGGCAATGTCCAGCCAGGCGACACCGGACATGGTTCTCTCTGAGGTTGAAGAGAGGGTGGGAGGAGTCCAAAAGAAGTTGCTGGACGAAATCCAAGCCCTAAAGAGCGAGCTTGCGGAAAAGGACAACCGGACCGCCCTAGAAAGCTCCGCTCGCGCGAGGGCAGAATACGAAGAGGGTGCAGTCAAATACGTTGAGTCAAACAAAGATAAATACCCCCTCGTAAACACACTCGGCCTTAGCGGAAGAATTAAGGCTGTCATCAACGACCACTTTCTAAAGACATGCAGCAAAGATGAGGTTGGGAATATTATTCCTGGAGAAGTCTTGACAGCCGAGCAGGCAGCTGACTTGATGGAAAAAGAGCTGACTGGCTTGGCAGAGAAAGCGTCTCAACTGAAGCAGCCCACGACGGCAGCAGCACAAGACAAGCGAACTGACTTAGCGCCCCGACGCACCCTCAGCACCGAATTAAGCGGCACCAGCAAAAGCGACCGACCGCCTCCCAAGGATGACCGGGAGAGAATGGAAAGGGCTTTCGCCGCGTTCGATGCAGTCTTAGCCCAGCGCCGCACCGCTTAGGGCGTCCATTTGGGCCATCGGCCCACCAGGGGTAGTCAGTGAGCGCCATTCTAGACCTTGCCGCGGGCAACGCGATGCTCAAGGAATGGTACGACGGGCAGAAGGTCCAAAACCTCGTCTATGCCAAAAACCCTTTTCTCGCTCTATTGCCTAAGGATGAGAGCAATGGTGGCAAGTACTACCCGGTACCGCTTCAGTATGAAGTGAACCAGGGGCGCTCGGCGACCTTCTCTAATGCCCAAGGCAATCAGACGGCGAATGCCTACGCAGAGTTCCTCGTAACCCGCAAGAGGGATTACGACATCGCCACCATCGACAATGAGACGCTTGAGGCGTCCATGTCCGATAAGGGCGCATTTCTTCGGCTTGGGACAAGCCTTGTAGACTCCGCAATCCGTGGCGGCACTCTCTCGGCTGCATCGTCTGCGTTTAGAACCGGAACGGGCACTATCGGTCGGGTCTCATCGACAGTCGCAATCTCCACTGGCGTTATCACCCTCTCGAATGCGGCCGATGTGGTGCAGTTTGGCGTCAATCAGACGCTCCAGGCCAACGCGACGGATGGTGGCACGCCAAGGGCCGCGCTGGGCTATGTCATTGCCCGAAGCATTTCGGCTGGCACCATTACGGTTTCCGCAACGACCTGGGGCGGCGCAGCTGACACCCCATCGGGATGGACGACCTCCGATTTCCTTCTGGTGCAGGGCGACAACAACCTCAAGTTCTCGGGGCTAGCGGCATGGCTGCCGATGACCGACCCGACGTCAACGGACAACTTCTATGGAGTGAATCGGTCCACTGACCCGCGCCTGTATGGCATCCAATACAACGGCTCAGGCCAGCCGATTGAGGAAGCCGTCATTGACCACAGCATGCTCCTGGCAAGAGAGGGCTCAATGCCCGACCTCTTCGTCACGAACTTCGGAAGCATGTCCTCTTTGACTAAGGCGCTTGGCACCCGGCGCGAATACGAGATGATGGAAGGGCCCGCCGGCATCGGCTTTAGGACCATCGTCATTGACGGAGCGAATGGCCGAATCCGGTGTCTTGCTGACAGAAACTGCCAAGTTCGGACCGGATATCTGCTCCAGCTCGACACCTGGAAGCTCATTTCCATCGGGCCCGTCCCCAAGGTGCTTCGGTACGAAGACAGGTTTGAGCTTCTTCGTGTCTACAACCAAGACAGCGCCGAGTGTCGGGTCGGGCTTTACGCGAACCTTTGCTGCAATGCGCCTGGATGGAATGGGCAGAACCAGTTGGCGAGCTAATCGGGGTGAGTCGTGGCCGACCGGACTTTCAACACGCTGCAATGCACCCAGTTTAAGACGCTGGTCTATTTGTATCCGACCGTCCGGATGGTGGCGGCAGTCGATGCGCCCATTCTGATGAAGCGCAGCTTCAGCGCCCCGGGCGCAGGCGGACCGACCGCCACCACCTCGCTTGCGGCAGCCCCCACGACGGGCCCCGTCCAGCAGCTTGGGGATGGGTATACGGCCAGCGTTGCGAGAACCGGAACGGGCGCTTGGACGTTTCGGCTCACCGACTCCTATTTGTATTTGGTCGGCTGCAACATCACCCAATTCTCGAGCGCCACAGGCATCGCGACAGCCTTTGCGGTTGGGGTAGACACATCCTCAACCGATGTGACGCTTAGCTCTGGAGGGCTCGGCGGCCGAATCGACATCGTCCTTTCCGATGAGTCCGGAGCGGCCGACCCTGGAAGCGTTGGCGACACCTACACCTTCGAATTCATTTTGGGGAATGCAGGGGAATTCTAGGGGCCATGGCCATCACCGCCACATGCGCCATCAATGACAACACCCTCAAGGCAGAGGAGAGAGGCACTATTGCGTGCACCGTCTCCAATTCCGGCGGGGCCGCCGTTTTGGTGACTGGAATTCAGCCCACATGCACCATCAACGGGGAGACTGAGCAGTCAGTCTCTGTCGCTCTGGGGCAGCCTGCATTTGGCGGTGCTTTTCCCCAATCCGTTGCAGCCAGTGGCTCCACCATCTTTTATTGGGATGTCTTGGCGCATGCGCCTACCACGAGTTGGGGGCTCGCAACGCCCGCGTCTCTCGTGTACTCGTTTGGCGCAACCATCCTCACAAATGATGGGTCGACAACCGTCGCAACTCCAGTGACGGCCACAATCACCAACCCGGCAGGGCTCTGACATGGCAATGTCTGCAACGCTGAGCAGGACGAGCTCTGCCATCAACGGCCAGCCGACCAACTTTGTTTTGGCCGTCTCCAACTCCGGCGGGAGCCCCGTCAACGTCGAATCCATCCAGCCGATTGTCACCACATCGGATGGGCGGCCGACGACGGCGTGCGCAATCAGCGGGCCGTATGCGCCGGTCGGGTTTGGGCAGGCACAGGTGAATGGCAGTCAATTCAATGTGCAGGTTCCGGCAGCGGGGACAGTCAATTTCCTATTCCAAGTGACTTTCTTTGGCCCTCAGGTTGCCGGAATGCCGGCCACACCAAACCCGGTGTATCTGGTGAATGCGAACATCTCAGCTTCGGATGACACGCTCTTTTCTCCCGGCTCGCCGCTTCTAATAGCTCTGGCTAACCCAACCTGGGGACGCCCCGGGGCTCCGCCGCCCAGCCCCCCAGTCGCACCCGGCGGACTCGACTTCTCAACCCCAATCAACTCAGGACTTTTGCTGTAACCAAAGGAGCAAATCGCCATGGCCGTCTCGACCACATCGCTGTCTGTCTTGGACAGCACCTCAACCGCAAAGACGCTGGCGACGCAGACCGACCCAGCTGGCGTACAGGCATATGCCGTCACGCTGGATAGGCCAGGCATTGCCACCTATCGCGCCAGCATCATGTACACGCTTGGCGTGGCGACTCCGACCGCCGTCGTTGTGGCGCAAGGGAGCGCGACCAAAACCATCCGCTTCACGATGATTAAGGTGCAGGGCTGGTCCACTACCGCAGGCGTCATGAAGTGGAAGGCGTCGCGAAGGACAACGGCTGGTACGCTTGGCTCCGCTGTTCTGACGGCCATCCCAACTCAGGGCAAGAATGACTCTGGGACAGTGGCCTCCCCAACGCTGACTGTCAGCACTGTTGGGACGGCGAACTACGGCACGCTTGGCACCCTCTCCGCGATTCTTGATTGCGGCGTGGTCGGCTTCAACCTTGCCGCCCAAATCAACAACACCATTCCATGGGTTCCCGTTTCGCCCGCGACTGCGAGCCAGGCGTTTGTGCTTCGTGGAACATCGGATTGGATTACGCTTGATGGCGGCGCGGATGCGGGCGGAGACGCTGTTCCAGCGGGTGGAATTGCGCTGATTACTTTGGAATGGGTCGAGGACGCCTCGTAGAGGATGGGTATTTGACCATGTCCATCATGACGATGGCTTGCGGATGCACATTTGACTGTGACTGGGTTGAAATGGAGCATCGCAAGAATGGGCCGCCCTACCATTTGCCGCTCAAGCGGGCCGCTGAATTGACCGTTAGCCCAATGGCCGAGACGTCCGCCAAGGGCGCACCCAAGGAAGAGAAGCCGAAGAAAAAGGAGGACTAGATGCCCGGACCCTTTTTTCCTGGTGACCCATCAGAGGAGGACACTGGCGTTGGGGGCGATGGCGGTACGCCACCCCCTCCGAACCCACCTCCCACAAACCCGCCGCCCAACCCCCCCCCTCCATCCAATCCGCCCGATGGAGGTACATAGGCAGCCTAGGAGGTAGGAGATGGCCAGCCTAAGGACGTTCGGGGAGATTATAGAGGCAGCCCAGCAACGCGCTGACATGGTTGGGAGCGACTTCCTTTCTGATTCGGAATGGCGCGCCAACACAAACGCTTCACTTCAAGACCTGTATGACAGGCTGATTGAGGCGTATGGCAACGACTACTACGTCCAAACGCCATACTCATTCACCACGGATGGGACGAATGAGATGTATGCGTTGCCCGATGACTTCTACAAGCTCTTGGGCGTTGACCTCCAAGTTTTCACAGCATCCTCTGCGGCCCAGAATGGATGGGTGACCATCTGGAGGTTCGATTTTGCAGAGCGAAACCAGTACACGCTTCCAGGCCTCGTCACGCTGTTTGGGCGAACGCTGGTCCGCTATCGGCTCTCGGCCAACAACATCTGGCTCTCCCCTCTGCCCCAGAGCGGGCAGGTGCTAAGGCTTCGGTACGCGCCGACTTTCACGCTTCTGGTGGATGATAGCGACACCTTCGATGGGGTGAATGGATGGGAGGAATACGCCATCAACCTAACGGCTAAAAAGGCCCTGGTAAAAGAGGAGAGCGATACGTCTGGAGTGGATAGCCTCATGGCGCGAGACATCGAGAGACTAGAGACCATCAAAGAAAATCGAGACGCCGGAGCTCCGTCGACAACCATTGACGTTTACCGAATCAATGGGGGGTGGTTTGGCTATGACGGAGGATGGTGCCCGTAATGGCCCTCTCCGTCCCGAATCTCCAGGCACTCGCATCTGGGCTGCCGAATGAGGTGCAGTCCGCACTGCGAAGCGCCTTAGCGGCTCAGGATAAGCTCAATCGAGACATTCTACAGGCGTTCTCGAATCTATCGCTTGTCACTTGGCAGTCGCCACAGCTCTTGAATAGCTGGGTCCCATTCGACGACACAAGGGTGGTGCGGTTTGCAAAGCTGGCTACGGGGCTGGTGGTGATTGAGGGCTCCATTAAGTCTGGCACCATTGGTCAGGCCGCCTTCTTTCTCCCGAATGGATTTAGAGTAATCCAGACCACTTCATTTTCGGCATGGAGTAATGGAGAGACAGACTCCAGATTGATTGTCGAAACGGATGGCGGCGTTTACCCGTTCGTTGGCAGTAATACAGAGTATTCG